AAGAAATCTCATAAAGCACTTTGACTTAGAAGTAGCAAAAGACAATGCAAAAGACAAGGTTATAGAGCTTACAAATGGGTCAACGATACGTATGGGGTCTGTCAATCAAGTGGATAGCTGTGTTGGTCGCTCCTACGATCTTATTATTTTTGACGAGGCAGCTTTGGCTGACGGGAGAGACGCATTTAATGTTGCCCTCCGACCGACGCTTGATAAAGACAACTCAAAAGCAATCTTCATAAGCACACCAAGAGGAAAAAATAACTGGTTCTCAGATTTTTTCTACAGGGGATTTACAGATGAATTCAAAGAGTGGGCGTCTATTCGTGCTACTTATAAAGATAATCCGCGCATGTCTGAAATGGATATTGCAGAAGCTCGAAAATCTATGTCCGAGGCCGAGTTTCGACAAGAGTACGAAGCAGACTTTAATACATACGAAGGTCAGATTTGGAACTTTAATCACGAAGACTGCATCGGAAACTTCGACGAGATCGATACATCCAAAATGGACATATTTGCAGGGCTGGATGTAGGATATAGAGATCCCACAGCCTTCTGTGTATTAGGGTATGACTGGGACGAAGAAAAGTTTTATCTGCTGGATGAGTACTTAGATGCAGAACAGACTACTGAAACGCATGCAAAGCAAATACAAACTATGATTGATAAATGGGATATTGACTATATTTATATTGATTCTGCTGCACAGCAGACCCGTTTTGACTTTGCTCAGAATTATGATATATCAACAATTAACGCAAAGAAATCCGTTCTCGACGGTATAGCACACGTTGCAGGAATAGTAGACAATGATAAACTACTTGTTGAACAAACCTGTAAAGAATCTCTTTCAGCACTAGATCAATACCAGTGGGACTCCAATCCCAACCTAATGAAAGAGAAACCGAAACACAATTACGCATCACACATGGCGGATGCGTTACGGTATGCATTATACTCATTTGAGACTTCAGCAACAAGTTTTTAGGATACCTAGTCAAAAATAGTTATTGACATAGTACCTCAAACTAGATATAATTCTCTTACTGAAAATTAGAAAATCAAAAACCCGATGGCCGAACTCAAACGAGATATAGTAAAATATATCCGAGATAAAGCGAAGAATAAGTACCAAAAGGATTCAAAGTGCTATATTTGCGGGGCAGAGACTCAACTTGATTTTCACCATTATTACACCTTAGCACCCCTAGTGCATAAGTGGTTACGAGAAAATAACTTAGACCCAAAGTACATTCTGGCGATAAGAGAAGACTTTATAGAGGAACACCACGACGAATTATATGTACATACTGTTACTCTATGCCATAATCATCACAGACAATTACATAAAGTATACGGAAGAGATCCTGGCTTAGGCACAGTGCATAAGCAAAAGCGTTGGGTAGAAATACAAAGAGAAAAACATGGCATGGTATGACAGATTCTTGAGAAAAGAAGAAGATGTGGAGAAGCTGAATCCAATTCAGCAGTATCTAGGTCAAGCTACCGAAACGTCTCGTGAATATACTCAGAATTATGAAACATACTATGAAACTCTTGAGATTGTAAACCGTGGAGTAAACATCGTTGTAGACGATGTATCAGAAATTCCTCATAAGGTTGGAGCAGCTGCAGGGCATCATGCTTCAGTAAAAGGCATTAAAAAATCAAGAGTATCTCTTTTACTGAATAGAGAACCCAATCCTTTTCAGGATGTTAGTGCTTTTAAACGTAATTTAATAACTGACTTTTTACTTGACGGAAATATTTTTATTTATTACGATGGTGCTCATTTGTACCATCTTCCTGCCGACAAAGTAACAATTCATGGAGATTCTAGGACTTTTGTTGAAAAATATACTTACAATGATGTAGACTACGCTCCTGCAGAAATCATACACGTAAAAGAAAATGCCTTTTACTCTATATTTAGGGGGACATCAAGGCTAAAGCCTGCAGTACGCACTATGCAACTTACTGCAAATATGAGGCAGTTTCAAGATAACTTTTTCAAAAATGGAGCCGTACCAGGATTAGTACTAAAGTCTCCAAATACATTATCAGAAAAAATAAAAGAAAGAATGATTCAATCGTGGTCAATTAGATACAGACCCGATGCAGGTGGAAGAAGGCCTCTTATACTAGATGGCGGAATAGAAGTTGATTCAATCTCAAATGTTAACTTTAAAGAATTAGACTTCCAGCCAGCTATCGCAGAGAATGAAAAGATTATTCTAAAAGCGATAGGAGTTCCACCCATATTGCTAGACTCAGGAAATAATGCAAATATTCGACCAAATATGCGAATGTATTATCTTGAAACAATTCTTCCAATAGTAAGAAAACTAAATTTTGCATACTCTAGATTCTTTGGGTTTTCAATCGAGGAAGACGTAACAAACATTCCAGCTTTGCAACCAGAATTACGTGATCAATCTCAATATTATTCTGCCCTTGTAAACGCAGGAATAATAACGCCAAACGAAGCGCGAGACGCTTTAGGATTTGAAGCTGTAGAAGGGTATGACGACCTTCGAGTTCCTGCCAATATTGCAGGTTCTGCTTCAAACCCCGATGACGGGGGCAGGCCATCTGAAGGAGAAGAAGATGGATAAAGTTTTTAATTTAACATCAACCTTTAAATCTTTTGAAGACGATGACGGTAGTGTTTGCATTACTGGAATGGCAAGCACGAAAGATTTTGACAGAGCGGGAGATACAATTGTGCCCGAAGCTTGGTCAAAGGGTGGATTAAAAAGTTTTGAGAAAAATCCTATAATTCTTTTTAATCATGATTATAATAAACCAATTGGGCGTGCAACCCAAATGAAAGTTACTGAACACGGGCTAGAGATGAAAGCAAAAATCTCTAAATCTGCCCCAGATTCAGTATCTCAACTGGTTAAAGAAGGTATCCTTGGAGCTTTTTCTGTCGGTTTTCGAATCAAGGATGCTGATTACCTAGAGGAAACCGACGGATTAAAGATTAAGGATGCTGAGTTGTTTGAGGTATCAGTTGTATCTGTACCTTGTAACCAAGCAGCGACCTTTTCTCTGGCAAAGTCATTCGATTCTGAGCAGGATTATGAGGACTTTAAGAAAACTTTTAAAAGCGAGGAAGATTCCTCTTCAATGGAGACAGATATGTCTGAAGAAACACAAACTCCAGAAGTCGACCTAGAAGCTTTTGCGAAAAAAGTAGCAGAGGAAACTGCTGCTAAAATAGCAATGAAGCAGGCCGAGGAGAAAGCTGCAGCAGAAGCCGCGGCAAAAGAAGCTGCTGAAGCAGAAGCCGCTAAGGCTGCTGAAGCAGAAAAAGTTAAGACTCAAATCCAAACTGGCATTGAGTCGGGGGCTGAGAAACTCATGTCTGATATTAAAGAAGACATGGAGAAAGCCACTGTTGACCAAATTGCAGAAGTAACTGCAAAATATGAGTCACAACTCAAGGAAAAAGCAGAGGAGCTTGAAGCTATGCGTAACAGTAAGCGTGATTTCTCTGATCGTTCTAAGAGCCTTGAGTCATACGGCAAAGAGTTTTTAAATGCAAAAATTCTTGGTCTTGTAACTCGAAAAGGTGAAGATACACAGTACATGAAGGATCTTCGTGAGAAGACCGTTGGTGTAACTGCAATCACTCCTAGCGTTAAGCTAGATACTCTCATCAGCAACACTTTCGAAGAAGAAGTACGCATGTACACTAAGGTTGCGGGCCTCTTCCGAGAAGTACCTGTAGATAGCGGAGCAACCGTTATGCCTATCGTTCCTGAGGCAACTAATGCACAGTGGGCGACTACTGGTCTTGATGCAACCACAAACATTGTAGAAAGTAATTTCAACAATGCTGGTGCAGCAACTGATGCTTTCAACGTAGAGCAGAAAGTACTCAGAGCGTATCGATTGGTATCTGGTAGCTTTATTACCAATGACACTGACGAGCAGACTGTTGTAAACATGCTTCCCATGATTACTTCAGCACTTGCACGAGCACACGCGAAAGCTCTTGAGTCAGCCATTTTAAATGGTAACGGTACTATTACTGGTTTCACTTCTGCGAATGGAACTGAGAACGGTAATGCAGGTCTTGCTCAAGATCAAGCTGGAACAGGCATATTCCAAACAGCCCAAGCCGATTTTGACTTTAGTGAGAATGATTTGCTAACTACAAACATTCTTGTTAAGATGCGCGGTCTGATGGGCAAGTACGGTCTAGACCCTGCTGAAATGGCTTTCATTGTTAATACTTCAGGGTATTACGAGCTATTGCAAGATACTAATTTTGCGAAAGCAAATGAAGTTACTCCTGAACTTGCTTCAAGAGTACAAGGTATCGTTGGTGAAGTATACGGAACTCCCGTAGTTGCCAGTGACCTTATTAGTCGAAGTGGTTCTGGCCCTGTTGGTACTGGAGCTATTGCGGTAAATACTGCTAACTATGTTATTCCTCGACTCAGAGGCGTTAACATTGAAACTGACTACATTGTGAAGGAGCAGCGCACAGCGCTTATTGCTTCACAAGCTCTTGGCTTTGAAGAGCTGGTTGCAGGCTATGCAGGCAACTATCCTTCAGTTAAGCTGATTTATCAAGCTTAATATT